GTGCACTCAGTTGCACGCGTTTCCATCTTTTCGGAAACGAATGCTCTCAGCTGCGTCTTCTTCTTGGACACTTTCTTACCGTTCCTCCAGTAGCTCTTATACTCGGTGAATTTCTTCCAGCCGAGTAGTGGCTTTGATGGATCTGCGAGAATAGAAACTTCTTCTTCCCGCATGTTCATATACTGGAGTGTGAGCCAAAAATATGGCTCAATGAACTTTACGTAGCGATCTGGTGATCGCTCGCGTAAGTAAGAAAACTTGAACCAGCGACTGCCCTGTTCAGGGGGGCCGTTGGAGTCTCTGAAGCCAAAAGTGGCATATATCGGAGACCAATCAAGTTGTACAAGATCCAGAGGGATTATTTCTGGAGAAGCCGTGTGGATGCCAGCCGTATCAGGATATGAAGGGGGAACCCTAAACACCCTGAGGCCGGTCATTGCCATCTCAGTAAGCAGATAATACAATGTCTGCCTAATCTCGAATGGCGACCACCTTCGGCACAGTCCATTGTACGTCTTGTATAGAACGCACATGTACTGTGATCGCGTTAGATCTTGACTCTCGCCCTTGAAGAAGAAAGGACGGACGTCAACCCCGCTAGAGTAATCAGCTCCGCAGGATTCGCGAAAACTACTGGTAACATGTGTCTTGTCCAGATTAAGGCAAAAGCCGATCTCTGGAAAAACAGACACAACATACTTATGTAGTCGTGACGGATATATCAAATCGTCACCATAGACGGAATAAATCCCGTTTATGCCCGCCAGTTCACCAAGAGCCTTGATAACGCAGTAGAAAATAAGCGTCTCAAGCGGAAATGTGGCACCATTACCCATTGGGAGAACAGATGCTGTATAGCACCTACTCTCCACACCATCTTTGTAGTAAACAAGTTGGTGTGTCATCATGCGTTTACACGCAGTATACCATGGGCGTGGCAACACGTAGGCACAGATCTCCTTTGTTAGGGAGTCCGACGCACGCGATAAGTCAGCGGTCGCATGGGTCCTCGTAATTGAGAACTCACGCACTAGCTTTCTATGTCGCGCTTGCAAACTTTGGATATTTAGTCCGTAGTCTGCGAGCCGCTCTGTGACTACACCTCCTATACCATGGGAGTAAAACAAACCCAAAAGTGTTAGGGGCGTTATTACACGCAGGCTTTTCCATGTCTTTGGAACTGTCTTGAGTGCTAGGGACTCGACGCCCAGGGAAGGACTCTCAGAGTTTAACTTATTAACTGAGAGTATTCTTTGGAGAAGATCATCATCTTTGACAACCTTCTCGAAGAACCACCTAGAAGTCGATCTGGAGCCGGAGAATGCCTTTACATCGGACATTTTATTGTCGATGTAAGCAAAGGCTAAAGGACATCCTATGCTGCTCTTTTCCCCGAATTTTGCAAAATGAATAACTTCGTCTTCGGAATACTTCCCGAGGATGCGTTTGGCGATTTTTCTCGCCCTCCGGAGTACCATTAGAGTCTTAATAGACTTATGGGGTGTCCGAGAGATCTCAAGCTGGTCACTTAGGAATTTATCCAGAGTGATTTGCTCAAGTTCCGCATCTGTATAGACGTCATTTGCAAATCGATACTTCTTCAAGTAGGCCTCGGCCTGCGCATGCGCCTTAAGGCGATACGCAGTGGTTCCGAGTGTGTCGGGGTGTTCTAAACCCCTGAATTTACCTACAGATTCGAGTAAGCATGAATCTAGCTCACTACGAAACGAAGAACCGTGTATCGATCGGAGATCCCTCAGCAGGCAACAATATGTCTTCGTTGCCAACTGGTCGGTCTTGTAGACCGGGTGTTTCTTGCTTTGGCAAGACTTCTTCTTTGCCCTGTTGGGCTTCCGTGTTTCCATCATTCCTCCATTGAGGGTATGAGTTGGTCAAGTAGGCCAAGATCGTAGAGATGAGTCCTAAAATAAGGATCACATCAAAAGACCTCAGCTTCATGACAGTGAGCCAGTTAAAAGAAAACTGGTGAAGTCTGCATCAACCAAGAGCTGTGCACCACTGGAGACTAAAGCCTCCACTTCTGTGGTACTACACTCAGGGTGTGCTTCCACTTCAATCCGAACAACGTTGTAAACGATAGAATCGTCAGCCAAAATTTTCGGCTGAACGAATGTCGCCCAACGTTTCCCCTTAGTGAATGTACCATTCACAAGTTGGGGATTACGTGTTTTAAGCGTAATGTTGGATCTCACACGGAAATCGGACTCGCCTGCATCAGCAAGGTGCAGCCCGTTCGAGATGTCCACACCATCAGGTGTGTACGTTGCGTTTGTTCCTGCAGCCACGGTAAAATCCGTGGGCGCGGCGTCAACGCGAAATGTGGCGCTTATCGCGGACATTTCAGTGCTCCTTCACATGGATAAACTCCATGTATTTTATCCAGTCTAGAAAATAAACTGGACAAGTAACGCTAGGCTATCGATGGCTCTCGGAATTGAGAGTGCATCGCCGTAGCGAAATAAAGGGGTACTCGGTGGCTGTACATTGACCTTCCTGTCGTAATATTCACGTTTGAACACAACGTCAGGGACTTCGCCGTACTGTGTCGCATGCGTCTTGAAGGTGGGATGGGGAGCCGTCGAAAGCTCTCCAACACCGACTGAATCGCAGCGGTAGGAAACTGTGTTGCCTAAGATTTCTATCTCAGGTTGAACTCGGAGTGATCCGAGCCACGGTCCTACAGACACCAGCCAATCTGCAACGAACGACAAACGTGTAAGCTCCCAAGCAATTTCTGGGAGATGACGGGGAGATATTCCCCATTTTACGTCCGTCGTCTGCTCGAGGGTTTGACGGTAGTACACCTTCGCTCTGACTTTCATGAGCGACTGTGTCCTAACGTTTCGATAGAACGACAAATCACCACCAACTGTGACCTTGCCAGAGGAGGAATCAGAAACCTCCTTATTCTGGACAGCGGAAACAGATCGGATTACGTGACTGTTGAACTTCGCCCTCTTTGCATTAACCTCATCCACGACAGCCTGGATCGAACTGATTAATGGCCTGAGTCCATAACGGATCTCTAACCACGTATCAGCGGCAGTTTTGCCGGTCGACCTAAGCAACCGTGTAGCCGATTTTCGGCCTCTTGGTGAGAGAGCACACAACTCCTTGAAAGCACGCCAATTTCGGCTGCCTCGCAAGAAGAAGAATTGCCTCAACGCCAAGAACGGACTCCTGAGCATCTGGATTGTTTCTTTAAACTCTCCAAATTCGACGCCCAGTGATAGCGAGCTCTGCCCAACTTTGGACATAGCTCTTTGTAGAGTGCGCAGACCAACGTCAGTAAATTCTCCTGACAAAGGCCTGCCAAACATCGTCTGTGACACCAAATAGGGTCCGATCGGGCCAGAATATGCCCTAACGTACACCCATGGTGAATAGTCGATGACTGTCTCCACAGTGCTATCCTCACTATCAGTGAGTTCGTAGAAGACTGTGTAGGGGTTGATTCTAAAGACCCCCGGTTCAAAAGAACCTGTATCCACGCTATTCTTATCATCTGAATAATGTGGAACGATTCCCGAAGCAAGTACAGCAGGTAAACCTGCCTGCTCGCTGTAGAGGGTCCCGTAATACCAAGTTTGATTCTTGGTCTTGTACAGGGTACTAGTGAACGTCATAGTTCTTCTCCATCCGTAGAAGTTGTTGCGGATACAGTGTCCAGG